CCAGGCAAGTCTCGAAAGGCGCGGATTACGTCGGCCATCTGTTCTTGCATGGCACCGTAGGCTTGGCGCGGATCTTTTGCGATCTTCTTCTCGCTGTTCAAGCAGACTTCAGCGATCTCCGAGATTGAGTCAAGGGCCACGCTCTGGAACTTCTTGGCGTCTCCGCTGGACAGCCATTCGTAGGCCTCCATCAGGTCGGCCATGCTGGTGATCTCAAGGTAAGGCAAGTCGGCGTCCTGAATGGACAGCAAGCCACCCTCCGCTGACAGCACCACCACGTTGGGCAGCGTCTTAATGAGGCTGGTCTTGCCTGCCCCTGCTTGGCCGTAGACCAAGACTTTGACCCCATTGGCCGACAAGCCGCTGGTGGTTTTAAGTGAAATAGCCATGTTGGGTTTCTCCGGTTTGGCGTTGGTAGATGCCGGTGACCGACCGGCGGCGGTAGAACTTAGGGCTTCATCACAAAGATAAAGTAGTACGCCAGCGGTGCGCCGATGATGGCGGCGGCTAGGGTGGCTTGGGCCACCTCAATCAGCAGGCGCTTCATGCTGCCACCTCTGCGGCAAGGCCAAGCATCCACTCGGTGGCTTGCTCGATGGTCATCCAGTCGCTCATGTCGATGAACGTCTTACCCATAAAGTAACCGGCCTGCACGCGACCTTTGCGTGCGCGGGTGACCATCTCAACGCCAGAAGCGGCGCGGGCGAAAAGGGTGGCTTGTGCAAGTGCGTGTACGTTGTTCATCTTTGTTCCTTTTGTTGGGGCCGAAGCCCCGTTTGGTTTAAGCAGCAAGGTTGGCAATGATTCGGCCAAGGCGCTCGTACGTTGCGCGGTCATCAGCAAGTTGTTGCTTGGTAATGTTCAAGCCACGCGCTTGACCGGGGCCAGCGTCACCAAACAAAGCGCACTCGCTGCGATATTGGGTCATCGACTCTGCGTAGTGTTCTTCGCCGTAGGCAATAGATTGGCTAACCAAGTAGCGGTACTCAATCGGGGTCAGCGACGACTTGCGCGACAAGGCGGCGCAGTAGTCATCGAAGTCTTCAAATTCGTTGATGTTGGTGGTGTTCATTTCTGTCTCTCCTGTTTTGCGCTTGTCGGGACATCCGGTCAGCGCATGAGTTGAACTGTACACGCACTCGTGCTAGGATGCAAGCACTTTCTGCAACTTTTTTTGACATCACATGAACCTTACCGAAATTCAACAACGTCTTGCTGATCGCCGCTTGCCCGTAGTGGCTGAGGCAACTGGGCTGTCTGTGTTCACGCTGTACCGGCTGCTCAACGGCAAGACCAAGCCGAGCAAGTCCACCATGCGAAGCATTGAGAACTATCTGCGCGACACCAGCACGGTGGCGGTCAATGAGTGACCCGTTCAAGATAGACAGCCCTACTTGCATCAGCTTTAGCGGCGGGCGCACCAGCGCCTATATGTTGTGGCGCGTCCTCCAGAGCAATAGCGGGTTGCCAGACGAGGCGCAGGTGTGTTTTGCGAACACGGGCAAGGAAGATGAAGCGACGTTGCGGTTTGTTGACCGTTGTGCCCAAGAATGGGAAATTCCGATCACTTGGGTGGAATACATCAACGCTGATGAAACGAAGGATCGGTTTTGCGTTGTTGACTTTGAGACAGCCAGCAGGAACGGTGAACCGTTTGAGGCAATCATTCGCAAACGCAACTACCTTCCCAACCCTGTCAGTCGGTTCTGCACGGTGGAGCTGAAGGTCAGGGCCATTCATCGTTATTTGAAAAGCATTGGATGGACTGAGTGGGAGTCCATGCTCGGCATCAGGGCCGATGAGCAGCGAAGGCTGGCAAAGATTGGTCAGCAAGACTATGGCAAGCACGAAGAGAAGATTGCTCCACTTGGTCGAGTTGGGGTGACGAAGGAAATGGTAGGAGAGTTTTGGAGAGCCATGCCGTTTGATTTGGAGCTTCCAAACATGAACGGCGTGACCATGCACGGCAATTGCGATTTATGCTACTTGAAGGGAGGATCACAAATCTTTTCTCTCATTCAAGAAAAACCAGAACGTGCTGTTTGGTGGGCAAAAATGGAGGCGTTGGCGTTGGCGTTGGCGTCTAAGCCTGACGGTGCAAAGTTTCGTACCGACCGCCCCTCCTACGCCGCTATGTTGAAGTTCAGCAAAGAGCAACGCGATATGTTTGACAAAGACGAAGAAGCAATCAGTTGCTTTTGTGGAGATTGATGAATGGCTAATCTGGTTCACATTTTTGGCGGCTCATGGTCGCCGCCTCCCGTGCCGGTGCTGGCCTCGCCAGAGCAGCAATTTGAGAACGCTTTGCGCGATGCTGGTTTGGACTTGCCCGACAAGCCCATTGAGTTTGACGGCAAGATGCACCGCTTCAAAAGCGGCACGAAAGGCACGCCTGGCTACGACAAATCGGGCTGGTACATCATTTTTGGCAATGGCATTCCAGCCGGTCAGTTTGGGTGCTGGCGCTCTGGCATCGTTGCCAATTGGCGGGCTGAAGTCAGCAGGCAGATCAGTCCAGCAGATGAGATGGCGTTTGCTCGTCGCATGGCCGAAGCCAAGGCCGCACGCGAGATTGAGCAGGCCCGCAAGCACGAGGTGGCTGCGGATGTGGTTGACACCATCTGGAGCGACTGCATAGGTGCCTCGCCAGATCACCCGTATCTCAAGCGCAAGGGCATCGCGCCCCACGGAGCCAGAGTCACAGGCGATGGGCGGCTGGTGGTGCCTTTGTACGATCAGGATGGCACCTTGGCATCTTTGCAGTACATCGACAGCGAAGGCGGCAAGCTATACCACCCAGGCGGGCAGACGGGCGGCAAGTTCTGGGTGTTGGGGTCAATGGACGAGCCTGGCAGCATCTACGTTGCCGAAGGCTTTGCCACCGCCGCCACGATCCATCAGGTCACCTCAAGGCCGGTTGTCGTTGCATATTCAGCGTCCAACCTTGTGCCGGTGACCGCAATCATGCGCGGCTTGCACCCAACCAGCGATTTGGTGATTGTGGCCGACCATGACAAAAGCGGAGTTGGCCAGCGGTACGCAGAGCAAGCCTGCGCGAAGCACGGCGCACGCATGGTGATGCCGCCAGATGAAGGCGATGCGAACGATTACGCGCAGGCAGGCGGGGATTTGTTGGCGTTGTTGACGCAAGAAACTGGCACGGCAGTCTTTGACAAGTTGCAAGTGGTCTTTGGTGACCAGTTGAGCGCCGAGTACGAAGCGCCAAACGAGTTAGTTGAAGGACTGATGACCATTGGCAGCTCGGTGGTGGTCTATGGCGATAGCAATAGCGGAAAGACATTTTGGGCACTTTCAGTTGCCACCGCCATTGCAACCGGCACGTTGTGCTACGGACGCAAGACCGACCCAGGCTTAGTTATTTATTTGGCCTGCGAAGCCCCAGCCAGCATTCGTGCGCGTATGCAAGCCATCAAGAAGTTCCACGGTTGCAATCTTGAGAACTTGGCAATGGTGCCCGTGCCCATGAATTTCTACACCGGCGATCAAGACGCCTACGATGTGATTGAGTTGGTGCGATCCATTGAGCAAATGAAGGGCAAGCCCGTGCGTCTCATCATTGGCGACACCTTGGCACGCATGAGCGCAGGCGCGAATGAGAACAGCGGCGAAGACATGGGGCCGGTTATGGCGCGTTTTGACCAAGTAGCCACCGCCACCAAAGCTGCTCTGATGATGATTCACCACAACGGCAAAGACGTAGCCAAGGGCGCTCGCGGCTGGTCAGGCATCCGCGCACATATTGACACCGAGATTGAGGTGATTGAAAAGGACGGCATTCGCATGGTAAACGTGACCAAGCAACGTGAGTTGCCAAGCAAGGGCGAAACGATCTACTTTAAGCTGGAAGTGGTGGAGATGGGGGTGTCTAAGTTTGGCAATCCCGCAACAACTTGCGTTGCCATTCCAGACGATGAATCTACTAATAATCAATCAAATAAAAAACCATCAAAACATGATGAAAATGTCAGAATGGTTGAGCGTGCTTGGTGGGCATCTGGTACACAGGAGCGCAGAGGGTTACCTTATTTGAGCAGGGATGGATTGAGAGATTTGCTTATTAAAGATGGTATGGCAGAGAGAACTGCTAGAAATAAAATGGATGCTTCTAGGCCAGATGGGATCATTGCACAATTGCTTAATGCAGGAACTTTGGAGTCATGCGATGGGGGATGGTTGTTTGTCAATGAGGTGCAGTTGAGCGTGATGTTGATGCAAAAGAACGAAAAATGAGTTTACAAAAAGTCAAGAATTGTTGCGCCCCTAATGCCCCTAAACGCCCCTAGGGGCACTCAGGGGCACAGGGGCAAAGGCGTTGGAATGTGCCCCTAAACCCCGCCCCTCTCCTACCCCCTTTTAGGCAGGGGTAGGGGAGGTAGGGGAGGGGCACAAGACGATGCGAAAATTTTTGGGTAAGGCTTGTTGTTGTTGTCCCTATAGGGGTATGATGTGGAACCTATAGGGCACAGGAGCGAACATGAAAACGTATGAAGGCAGAATTCCAGATAAAGCTGAAGGCTGGCGGGTTAAAGCACAGGTCAAGGACGGCGATCAAAAATGGTTTTTGTTTGAAAAAATGCAAGCACATTCTGATGAATGGGCAACTTATAAAGTTGTTGCTGATGGCAGAGTTGAACAAAAAGCTAATTATTGGTTGGTGAAAAATATTAAAACAGGCCAGCAGGTATATCCTGCTGATATGGAGTTAATGAAACAATATAGGTTAAATTTGTTTCAAAAAATTAAAGCCTTTATATGATTTGATCATTGGTTTGACCATCTTCAACTCATGACATACACTCTGCCCATGCCATACACCAAGCAACAGAACCGACTCTTTCAAGCCGCAGCTCATGACCCCGCTGTGGCCAAGCGAGTTGGTATTCCGCAAGACAAGGCCAGGCAGATGGCCAGCGAAGGGGTCAAGCACAAGCCGCAAGCGTTGGCGGCTGCGTTGATGCGGGGCAAGCCGTGACTGACAGCAAAGTGTTGCCGTCTGTTAAAAAACGCAGACTGCCTCCAGCCGCTGGGATGGGGCGGGTTAAAGGCGTGCCAAACAAGGTCACAACGGCTTTCAGAGAGACGATTCAGAAGTTGTTGGAGGACAACAGCGAGAACGTCGGCAAATGGCTGGAAAGCGTTGCAAAGGATGACCCAAGCAAGGCGCTTGACCTTGTGTCCAAATTGGCCGAGTACGCTGCGCCAAAACTTGCGAGAACCGAACTGGTTGGCGATGCTGACGCTCCGCTGCGAACCGTGATCGAATGGCAGCGACCGAGCGACGAATAGTAGTGCCGTACGCGCCCAGGCGGGCGTTTGCGGCCTTCCATGATCGTCGGGCTAGGTGGGCCTGCCTTGTGGCTCACAGACGCGCTGGGAAGACTGTGGCGTGCATTAACGATCTTATCCGCAGATCATTCACCGACAACAAGACGGATGGCCGTTACGCCTACATCGCGCCGTTCTACAGCCAGGCGAAGAGCATCAGTTGGGACTACCTGCTGCGTTATACCGCAGACGTTCGTACTCAGGCGAATGCGTCAGAGCTTTGGGTGGAGCTGCTCAATGGGGCACGCATTAGGCTTTTTGGAGCAGATAACCCAGATGCCTTGCGAGGTTTGTACCTCGACGGCGTGGTGTTGGACGAGGTGGCCGACATGAGACCAAGGGTCTGGGGCGAGATCATCCGACCGCTGCTGGCCGACCGCGAAGGCTGGGCTTCGTTCATTGGCACACCAAAGGGGCACAACTTCTTCCACGCCATCTGGACGCAGGCCCAAGGCTCGCCCGATTGGTACTCGACCAGCATCAAGGCGAGTCAATCCGGCCTGATCAAGCCCGACGAGTTGGCCGACGCCAGCCGAGGCATGACTGAGGATCAGTACCAACAAGAATTTGAATGCAGCTTTGAGGCTGCAATCTTGGGTGCGTATTACGGGCGTGAGCTGCGGGCCATTGAGGACGAGGGGCGCGTGACCGTTGTGGATTACGACCGCAACCTGCCCGTTTTCACCGCTTGGGACTTGGGTTTCCACGATGACACGGCTATCTGGTTCTGGCAAATGTCTGGCGGCGAGCTGCGAATCATCGACTACTACTCGGCCAGCGGCTTAACCATTGACGACTATGCCAACGTGGTGATTGGCAAAGCGTATCGCTATGCAACACACTACCTGCCCCACGACGCACGGGCCAAGACGCTGGCATCAGGCGGCAAGTCCATCATTGAGCAACTAGACGCTCACCTTGGCATTAAGAACATGGCCATCGTGCCTAGCCTAAGCGTGCAGGACGGCATCCAGGCAGCGCGGGTGATGATGCGTCGCGTGTGGTTTGACCGCGAACGCTGCGGCGAAGGCGTGGAACTGCTCAAGCAGTATCAGCGCGAGTGGGACGACGAAAAGAAAATGTTTAGAGAGAAGCCACGGCATGACTTCACCAGCCATTGCGCTGACGCTTTTCGCATGATGGCCATTGCTTGGGCAGAAATTAAGCCAAAAGAACCCGAAAAACCGCCAGTTTTTGCTGTAACGGGGCATAATTCGCGCATTGAGCTTGCCCCACTTGAAACTTTGTGGCGCGAGACACCGAGGCGATCAAACAGAATCTAGGAGCAATCATGGCAGGCGTAAACGCACCGTACCGATATCAATACGAACATGTCGCAGCAAGCGCAACCGCCCAAGTGCTGGGCGGCACAGGCGCTGTTGGTGATTACATTCATAAATTGATTTGCACGGTAAGCACCGCTGCCACCAGTTCAGTTGTTATTGTTGACGGCACAGGCGCTGGCATCTTGACGCACACCGTGCTGCCCAATAACGTGGGATCAGGCATTGGTTGCTACGTCATTGAACTGAACGCAATCAGCGCAAACGGCGCGTGGAAGATCACAACCGGCGCAGGCGTTGAGGTGATGGCAGTCGGCATCTTCTCCGCTTGATCATGGTCGGAGAGGACACCGTCAAGCCCGAGGTTCAGTACTATCTGAACCACATTGCAGCGTATGACCGCGAGTTTGCGTCATGGGAGACGCGAGCCAAGAAGATTCTGAAGCGGTATCGGGACGACACCCGAAACAGCCAAGACAGCGGCTCGCGGTTCAACATCCTCTGGTCAAATGTCCAGACGCTCAAGGCCGCGACGTTTGCCCGTCTGCCGAAACCTGACGTCAGCCGCCGTTTCCGCGACAACGATCAAGTTGGCCGTGTGGCCGCGCTGTTGCTTGAGCGTGCGCTTGACTACGAGATCACGCACTATTCCGACTACCGCGAGACGTTGACCTCTGCGCTGTACGACCGCTTTCTGCCTGGCCGTGGCGTGGCGTGGGTGCGGTATGAGCCGCGATTTAAACAGGGCGAGGCTCAGATCACCGAAGACGAAGAGTCGCCCACCGACGAGATGTTGGATTACGAGTGCGCTCCTTGCGACTACGTCCATTGGCGTGACTTCGGCCACAACGTGGCTCGCACATGGGAAGAGACGTGCATTGTCTGGCGCAAGGTCTACATGACCCGCCCCATGCTGCGCGAGAGATTTGGCGACGAGTTGGCTAAGAAGATTCCGCTTGACTCTGAGCCTAGCGAGATGAAGAACGCTAGCCGAGAGGGCGTCGATAAGCGGGCAATGATTATTGAATTGTGGGACAAAGAGACCGGCAAAGCCATTTGGCTGTCCAAGTCGTTTAACGAGTTTTTGGACGAGCAAGATGACCCGCTAAAGCTGGAAGGGTTTTATCCCTGCCCAAAGCCGCTGTACAGCACGATCACCAACGAGAGTTTAGTGCCCGTTCCTGACTTTGCGCTATACCAAGACCAAGCCAACTCGCTTGACATCTTGAGCGACCGCATTGATGGCCTGGTCAAAGCATTGCAGGTCAAGGGCGTCTACGACGCTGCATCGCCTGAGCTGGCCCGTTTGTTCACCGAGGCCAACAACAACGATTTGATTCCGGTCAAGAACTGGATGTCGTTCTCGGAAAAGCGTGGTCTGGCTGGGTCAATTGACATGGTTGATCTGACGCCAATTGCTGGCGCTTTGATGCAGGCATATCAGGCATTTGAGCAAGTCAAAAGCCAGATTTACGACCTCACCGGCATCAGCGACATTGTGCGTGGTCAGTCTGTGGCCTCTGAGACGGCAACTGCCCAGCAGATTAAAGGCCAATACGCCTCGCTGCGGCTCAAAAGCTATCAGGACGATGTGGCGCGGTTTGCTACGCACATGATCCAGCTCAAGGCTCAGATCATTTGCCAACTGTTTGATCCTCAGACCATTCTGATGATGTCTGCTGCCGATCAGCTTAGTCCGGTTGATCAGCAACTGGTGCCTCAGGCGTTGGAGCTGCTGCGCAACGAGCCTATGCGCTCGTTCCGCATTGAGATCAGCACCGACTCGCTCATCATGATGGATGAGTCGCAGGAAAAGCAAGATCGCATGGAGTTCTTGGGCGCAGTCTCAAGCTTTTTGGAAAAGGCCGTGCAAGCCAGCCAAGTTGCGCCTCAGATTGTTCCGCTGTCGCTTGATATGCTCAAGTTTGGCGTCGGTGCGTTCAAGATTGGCAAAAGCATGGAAGGCCAGATTGACCAGACTGCCCAGCAGTTTAAGGAGCAACTGGAGCAACAACAGCAGCAACCTGAACAGCCGCCCCCGCCCGATCCCGAAGAGTTGAAGATGCAACACCAGATGCAGATGGATCAGGCCAAGATGCAGGCTCAGGCTCAGTCCGATCAGATGAAGCTGCAAGCCGAGGCGCAATTTAAGCAGGCCGACCAGCAGCATCAAGCGCAGCTTGAGATGGCCCGCATGGATCATGAAACGCAACTCAAGGCTGTTGATGCTCAGTCAACACAAATGATTGAGCAGGCCAAAATGGAGGCCGACGCCGATCTCAAGTGGCGCATTGCCCAACTTGAGGCCGAAACCAAGGTTGTTGTGGCCCAGATTGCTGCCGCGCAAAAGTCTCAAGCCGACGCTATCCAAGCAGATCAGATGATCCAGCAAGAGGTTATTAGGACGTCTGGAGCCACCGACCTACAGCAGACTATGGCTGTGGCCATGGAAGGCTTTCAAGCGGCTCTAGAGCGCCTTGCCAGACCCCGCACCGTTGTGCGCTCGATTGACGGCAAAATTACTGGGCTGAACTGATGGCTTTGTACGCTGATCGAGTCAAGCAAAGCCTGGGCATCACCGGCACCGGCACGGTTACGCTGACGTTGGCCACGACAGGCACCGGCTATCGATCCTTTCTGACGGCATTTGGCACCGGCACCCAAACAGTTGCATATTGC